ATGTGTATAAGGGACAGGTGGGGGGTGAGTGGGTGTCTCCTGTCTGGGTGGGGGGCGTTTGGGTTGTGGGTTTCTGGTGTTTGGTTTTCCCCGGGGTGGGTCTTTGGTCCTCCCCTGTGTGTTGGGTCATGTGGGTAACTCTGTGGGTAACCCTGTGGTTTGGTTGTGGATAACCTGTGGATAAGTGGTTGTGCATACAAGTAATTCACTGCACCCCCCGAGTTATCCACAGGTGGTTGTGGGTTGCGGATGGTTGGGGTTGCAGCGGAAGGTGGGGTTATCCACATATCCACAGGTGCCTACTATCTACTACCTGGATATCTACGGGTTTGGTGTCATAGCCCCAACGGGGCGCGGGCGCGGGAATGGGCTGCCCGGTCCATCTGGGTACATGGTCCCTGTCGGCGTTGGGTGGTGCGGTGATCGCAAGGAGACGGACGGATCCCCTCGCGTACGCGGAGGCCGTGTAAGCCCTGCTGACGGCCTGGCGCGAGCGCCCCCTACCCGAGTACCGGGTAGGGGGCGTTCGGCTGTCTGCGTGGCTGTCAGTGGCCTTCTCGGACGGGTTCTGCGAGTACGGCCATGGCCGGCTGGCGGATGAGCTCCGTGTCGCCGGTCGCACCGTGGCGGTTCTTGGCCACGGACACTGCGAGTCGCGTCCGGTCCGGCGCGCCGTTACGGACGGGCAAGGACAGGAGAGTGACGGTGTCCGCGTCCTGTTCGATGCTGCCCGACTCGCGAAGGTCGGCGAGCTTCGGGGCGAGGTCGTCTCTCATCTCGGATGCGCGGGACAGCTGGGACAGGGCGAACACGGGCACGTCCAACTCCAACGCCAGTTCCTTCAGGGCCCGGGACTGGTAGGTGACCATTTCTCGGAGTGAGGAGCCGGGCACGCCGCGCGAGGGGGCGAGCAGCTGCATGTGGTCGATGACGATGGCGCCGAGCTTCTTCTTGTGGTGGAGGGTGCGTGCGAGTGCGGCGACTTGTTCGATGGACATGCCGGCCTTGTCGCTGATGTGGATGGGCAGGGCTGCGATCTGAGCGGCTGCGCGGTTGAGGGTGTCGACCAGGTCGGGCGGGGCGGTTTCCTCGCGTGTGGTGTACTTCAGTGCGACGCCGGTGGCCTGGGACAGGAGGCGTGGTAGGAGTTCGCGGGCCGGCATTTCCATGGATACGTAGAGGACGTGCCTGTCGTTGCGGGCTGCGCAGGAGGCGAGGTAGAGCCCGTAGAGGGTTTTGCCTACTGCGGGTCGGGCGCCGATGACGTGGAGGCCGCCGTCCCGGTGCATGCCGATGATGTCGTTGACTGACGACCAGGGTGTGTGGACGCCGGTTGCTTTCTTCGCCGTGTACCACTGGTCAACGAGCGACGGCATGGACACGGTGTCGCCGTCGGGGGCGGTGCTGCCGATGTGGGACTGCGCCCATGAGGCGACCTCGGCGGCGGTGGCGTCCCCTTGGAGGAGCTGTTCGGCGCGGGTGAGCACGTCGAGGACGTCTCGTTTGGCGGACGCTTCCTGGACGAGGCGGGCGTAGTGGTCCGCGTCGGCGGGGTTCATGGACGCGTGGACGCAGTCGAGGATGTCGTCTCCGGTTGCGGGGCGGCGCACTTCGGCGAGGACGGACGCGGGGGTGGGGGGTCGGCCCATTGCCCAGTGGTCGCGGATGATTCCCCAGAGGACGGCGTACCTGGCGTTGGCGATCATGTCCGAGGTGGTGGCCCAGGTGGTGTCGGTTTGCGCTTCGTTGCCTGCGAGGGCTGAGCCGATGAGGCACTGCTCGAGGGTGGTGGTTTCCATTTGTGTTCCCTTTTCGGTGGTGTCAGTTGTTGGTTGCGTTGTCCCACATGGCTGCGATGTTGGCCATGAGTTCGGGGGTGGTTTCGGCGTTGACCAGGTCGGCGTCGTTGATGTGGGGTTTGCCGAGGCGGTCGTCGGCGCTGGCGGGCTGTGCGGGCTGGTAGTTCTCCCAGTCGTGGTCTTCGAGCCAGCGTCGTGCGGTGCGGATGTAGCGGGTCGGGGTTTCCCGGCGTCGGCATTGGTTCGCGTACGCTTTGGCTCCGTCGGTGATTTCCTGGGCTGTGGCGTGCTGTCGGGCTTTCTGCCAGTCTCGGGGGGTGGCTTTGGTGCCCGGGTACACCTTGTTGAATTCGGCTCGTTCCTGGGCTTCCTGCGTCTTCCGGGCTTGTTTTTCGGCTGCGGCTTTGTCGTGCTTGGCGCGGGCGCGGGCGATGTCGTCCGCGGTGACTCGGTCTGCGACGGGGGTGAGTGGCTTGTAGGTGCGCGGCCGTTCGCGGGTGCGGTCGTGGCTGGTGGCGCCTGCTGCTACGAGGCCGTCGTGGTTGAGGAGGGCGTCGAGGTGGATTGCGTATTCGTTGGTGTTTCCCGGGGTGCGGCGGGTTTCGATGATGCCGAGGTCTGCGAGGTGGTTGAGTGAGTTGGCGACTGTGCGGCGCGACTGTCCTGATCGCTGTTCGATCGCTGCCCATGATGGGTGGATGTGTTCGCAGTTCCACCAGGTGCAGAGTGCGGTGAGGACGGCGATGTCTCCGCCGGTGAGGTCGAATGGCCGCTTCCAGTATGGGCGAATGTTGATGGCGCCGATGACTTGAGTGTTGTAGTACTCCATGTCTTCTCCTTGTTGTGTTGGGTGTCGTGTTCTGCGGGCCTGTTGGTTGGGGCCCGGGGGAGCTTCGTGGCTCGGACCCCGGGCCCCGGCCAGCCGGGAGGAACACAACAAAAACCCTGACTGGCTGTCAACCAACGGGTCAACAGTATCAGGCGCGTCCGGGTTCGTTCGGCTGCTGTCCGCGACTGTCCGCCGCCGGCGTCGCCGATGCCCGCGTCGGCTCGACCCCCCCGGACCCGTGCAGCGGGGGGTAGGGGGGGTTTATTCTCTTAGATAAGGTTTGGGTGCGATCTTGGCACCCCCCCCTCGCGCAACTTTGGCACCCCCCTAGACCGTGACCGATGTCACGACGACACGTGTTGACCGGCGTGTCGACACGCCGTAGATTGATCCCGTCAACTCAATCACCCACCGAGGAGGAACCAAATGAACACCACCGCCCAGCTCCCCAGCCGCGCAGCCACCACCCTGATCACCTGGGTCGCCACCATCTCGATCGTCGCCGTGCTCGGCGCAGTGGCCGGCCTGCTCGCCGGCGGGGTCGGCCCGGCCACCGTCCCGGCCCTGGTCGTCGGCCTGCCGGTCGCCATCAAGGCCACACGGTCCAGCAACCGCAGGAAGGCCATTCTCCGCCACGCTGACGGCCCTGCAGCCCCGGCCCGGTACCAGGTACCGGGCGTCCGGTGAACGGCCCTCAGAAACGCTCCTACGCCTTCAGGAAGGAACACCTCATGTACCTCTCGACCGCCGCCCAGAACGACACGGCAGCCCTCATCGCCAAGTGGGTCCGCGAGAACACGAACGGCTACGGCGCTGTCGCCACCGAGGTCGGCCGAGCCGGCCACCCCGATGCCGCCACGGTCGCCATCGCGGAGGGCGGGAAGACCACCTGCACCGCAAGGGTCGCCGTCCACCACAATCGCATCGTGTACGTGTCGAAGCTCGGCGCCCACGTCTCCTACCCGACCGCCTTCGCGGACGCCGGCCGTATCGTCGGCGGCTTCCTCTCCCTCGAGGGGAACTGATGTTCGGCCTCCACCGCAAGAAGAATCCCTTGGCGATGGCTAACGACATCGCCGAGGAAATTAGCCGCCGAGGATTCCCCGCCGAAGCGAAACCCGTCACCGTAATGTCCGCGATGGGCAACGTCCAGAAATACGCAATTGTGGTTCCCGGACGCGGCGTTGCGGTCATAAATAACGACCTCAATATTGTTGTCGCCTCATCCAACAAGCCGCTTCCGCAGGCCCCGGTATTCGAGTACGAGAACGCCGTAGCCGCCGCGGAAAACATTTTGAGAAACCTGCCACTGCCATGAGAATTCCACAGAACACCGCCATGAAGAACCGGCCCGAGTCCGCTAAAGCCGCCGCCGCCAGATATCGGAGGCGCGTCGAGCAGGCCGAGATGACCGACTGGAAACACGTCACCTACACCGACCCGGCTACCGGCCGCACCCAGGCAATCAGAATTCGCCACAGCTGAAAGGAACCTTCAATGTCACCTCTCTCCCAGGGCCGCCTTCTCATGCCTCTCCTTGAAGCGATCCGCAACCACCTCGCCGCCGGCGAGTACGCCGCCTTCGGGCGTACCACCCACGGATCCCCGTACATCGAGGCCCGCACCGAGCGCGGCAATGTGCTCGCCGGGGTGGACGAGGACGGGCTGTACACCCTCGACGCGGGCGGCAGCCGCTACGTCTGCGATCCGAACGCCCCCAAGGAGTCCATCTACAACGCGATCCGTCGCGCCCTCAACGACGCGCGGGAGGAGTGGTCATGATTGGCCGTCACGCCGGTGTCGCAGACCGGATCGCCATGGCCAAGGTCATCGCCGATGTCTGCCTCCGCGACCACCCCGGCCCCGACTTTCTCATCGAGGAGCCGATGGTTGACAGTGAGGCCGCAACCCTGCACATCTACTGGGGCGACCGAGACCTCATGGCCGTCCACGTCGGCCGAGCCGGAGTCACCATGCACGCCGGCCGCTCAACTGTGGACATGCCATACCAATGCGACGCGCACCCCGCGGACGTAGCCAACCAACTCCTCGGCACAATGATGAAAGGAGCACTCCGATGACAGACCGTATCGAGCACGCGAAGATTGTCGCCCAGTCCTCGCTGATCCCCGCCGAATACCGGGGCAAGCCCGCCGACATTGTGTGGGCCATGGACATCGGCGACGCGCTCGGCGTCCCGTACACGCAGGTGATGCAATCGATGGTCGTGGCCCGCGGCAAGATGACAATGTCCGCGGACCTGATGGGCGCTGTCGTGCGCAGGGCAGGCCACAAGCTGCGCCTCCGCGAGGACGGCGACTCCGTGACCGCCACCCTGATCCGCTCCGACGACCCCGATTACGAGTTCACCGTCACCTGGGATAAGGCGAAAGCGCAGGCCGCCGGGCTGTGGGGAAGTCGCGGCCCGTGGCAGCAGTACCCGAGGCAGATGCTCCGCGCCCGCGCTATCACCGAGGTGTGCCGCCAGGGCGCGTCAGACGCCCTTGCGGGCACCGTGTACACGCCGGAGGAGCTGGAGCCCATGCCCACAAGGGACGCCCCGCAGAAGCCCGCACAGCAGCACGAGGACCACACGCAGCGGGACATGACCCGCACCATCCTCATGGACTACTGCCACGAGTCCGGCCGGGACGCCAACGAAGTGTGGCAGCAGGCGCAGGCGGCCGGCGCCAGCATGGACGACCCCGACTCGCTGTCCGCCATCATCGACAAGTGGGAGTCCGGCATCAACGCAGAGCCCCTGGAGGAGCAGTGAAACTCCGTACTGTCACACCGATCGGAGTGCAGCGTCGGATCCTGTCGCTCATGTGGGTCGGCCACTCCGAGCAGCGGATCGCCGACATGGCCGGCGTGAAGCTCAAGTCGATCCAGAGGGGGCGGGCCGGCGAGTACGTGCCCGAAGAGGACAGGCTCCTCATCGCATGCGCTTGGTCCCGCAACCAATGCAACCTCGCCCCCGTCAACCGGGCGTCGCAAGCCGCCCACAAAACCGCAGTCAGCTCCGGGGCCCACTCCCCGCTCGCCTGGAATGAGGACGACATCGATGAGTACCACGCAGAACCGCACGATTTGACCAGGGGTCGAGACCGGTCCCCGTGGAACGGAAGGTAGTACGCGTGAGCAGGAACAAGGCCTTGAAGGCCACCACGCTGATCGAAGACCTCGCACGGCTTGTCGAGCAGCACGGAGACCTGCCGGTGCTGATGGGCGCGGGCCACACTCTGATAACGCCACTCCGCCCGAAAGTCCTGAGAGTGGTCAGTGACGAGCACGTGAAGACGACGTTCATCTGCCACCGCCAGCTCCTGTGCGACCTCGACACGATCCCCGCCATTCACCTCGGTTGACATCCGCAGGGAACATGAGGCATACTGGAGTCGTAGATCAACCGAAAGGAACACAAACCATGACAACCGTCGCCTCCTTCTCCTCCTCCAAGATCACCGCCAAGCTCGACGCCGACAGCCTTACCCGGTGGACCCTCGCTGTGAACGGCGAGTGCGCCTTCCAGGATGTCGACCAGTGGGGCCTCCCCTACGACGGCTCCCCGACAGGCGACCTCCACGCCGACCTCTGCGAGGTCCTGGAGGGGATGGGGCACCTTGACTCTGAGGCCCTCAGGGCCCTCTGATCGCACAAATGCCGGACCGGGCGCCCATCGCAGTGCCCGGTCCGGATGGAAAGGAACACTCATGAAGGTCGTCATCCAGAAGACAATGAACGTGCAGGACCCGACTCGCGCGCACGCTACAGACGCCGGCCTGGACCTGTACGTCCCTGAGGGGCAGTCCTGCCTCGTCCGCAGCGGCGCCGTGTACACGATTGACCTCGGCATCCGCGTCGCCATCCCCGACGGCTACTACGGGCAGCTGACCCTCCGGTCCTCAGCCGGCAAGAAGGGGCTCATCATCCCTAACGGCGTCGGCATCATTGATTCCGACTACCGCGGCAACCTGAAGCTTCTCGTTTCCGCCCTCGCCGAGCCCACGCTAGTCGCCGCCGGGGAACGGGTCTGCCAGCTGGTCATCCTGCCTCGGACACCCATCGACGTGGAGACCGGCGTCGTGGACACTGACACCGACCGCGGTCAGGGCGGCTTCGGATCCACTGGCGCCGGAGCCCCGAACCACGACTACGCCGTCGGGGAAGCCGCCGCCCTTACCGTCGGTCGCCTCATGGGGCAGCTGCAGGATGCCGCTTTTCGGTACGGAAACGACACTCCTGTCGCCGTGATCGCCGGCGGCGGTGTCGGCTACGAGCAGGCGGACGGCCTGCTCATGGTCAACACGGTCAAGACCGGCCGCTCCGGCGGCTGGGACCAGTACCGCGCTGACACTCGTGGCATCCCCATGGCGGTGATCGCATGAGCGACAACGTGAACCACCCCGCCCACTACACGCAATGGCCGGTCGAGGTCATTGACCTGGCCGAGAGGGAGTCGTTCCTGATCGGCAACGTCATCAAGTACGCGCTCCGTGCAGGCGTTAAGGACGGAGCCACGTACGGGGAAGACATGGCGAAGGCCCGCTGGTACGCGCGCAGGCACGTCGACAACATCGCCGCCCGCGACTCCTGGCAGGCCGGCCTCGACTCCCTGCAGACGCACTTCGCTGACGCGGACGCCTACCTGACAGCCCGGCAGGAAGACACCACCGAGATGCGCGCCTACCTGCGAGACCAGCTGTCCGCCATCTACGACCAGGTCGAGAAGGAGCTGTGCGAAACGTGGGACGCAACCTGAGATCCGCGAAAGCGGCCGGCTCCCGGTTCGAGCGGCTCATCGCCGACCACCTCGATGCCCGGCTGTACGGCCTCCACGTCGACCGGCAAGTCAAAACCGGGGCGCACGACTCCGGAGACATCGCCGGCGTCCACCTCGCCGGCAGACGCATCGCCATTGAATGCAAAAACGTTACCCGAATGGACTTGCCTAAGTGGACACGGGAAGCGCATACCGAAGCCGGCAACATCGGAGGAGCCGCCGGCGTCGTCATCCACAAGAGGCGCGGCAACGGCAAACCCGAAGACCAATGGGTGACCATGACCGTCACCGACCTCGTCACCATCATCAACCTCTTCAACGAAAGGAACGCTAATGGCCGCTGAGATCACCGTCACCGGGACGCTCACCAGGGACCCGGAGATCAAGTACGCGCAGTCCGGCACCCCCATGCTGAAGCTCGCCCTGGCCGCCACCAGGAGGCAGCAGAACCGGGACACGAAGCAATGGGAGGACGACGGCGACCCGCTGTACATCGACGTCACATTCTTCGGCGACCGGGAGAACTACCTCGGTGACATCCTCCGCAAGGGCGACCAGGTGTCCGTGGTCGGGGCGCTCGTCCGCCGCAACTGGGAGTCCGGCAGCAAGACGGGCGTCGCCCTCGAGGTGCGCTTCCCCCGCCTCCTCGGCTACGTGAAGAAGGCCGACAAGGCCGGCGGCGTGCAGGCCCTCGCTCCGACCACGTCCAACACATTCAGCGCCCCGTTCTGACGGGCGCCACGGGCGGGGGGAAACCCGCCGGGAAGTACCCCCGCCCACCTCACTACACGTAGACCCTCATAAAGCGAAAGGTACAAGCCGATGGCTTCATTCGAGATCATGATCGCTTCCCAGCCGTCCTGCCAGCAGTGCCGCTCCTCGAAGCGGTACCTCACGAAGAACAGCACCCCCTACCTGGAAACGAAGTACAAGGACGACGACACGGCGCAGGCGGTCGCCGCAGCCAACAACTACACGGCCGCCCCCATCTGCTACGTGGTCGACAAGCGCACCGGCGACACGCTCGCCCACTGGGCAGGGTTCAACATGTTCAAGCTCCGCCAGTGGGTGAACAACTACAAGAAGGAGGTCGGCGAGTGACTCCCCTGGACGAGGCGATCCTCGAGAACGACGCCCTGCCGCAGCACCAGCGGCGCACCAACCAAGCCATCGCCGATGAGCACGGCACCTCGGAGGCCGCCGTCAGGCGGCACAGGAAGGCCCTGAAGCGCCGCAGCCAGATGGGCAAGGGTGGTGTCGACGAGTACTTCGGCGTGCCCGTTGAGGCCATCACAGCCCGCGGGAAGACCGTCCGCCTGCAGGACGGGTCGTACGAGAAGATCACGTACAAGCCGGGGGTGATCGAGCGCGGCGAGGTGCAGGCGAAGCGGTTCGAGGACTTGGCGCCGATCTTCGCGGAGCCGGTCGAGGTGCCCGCCAGCGCCGCCGGCCAGGCAACGCTGGTAGTTGTCGTGTCGGACCTGCAGATCGGGAAGACCGATCGTGCAGGCGGCACCGAGGAGACCGTCCGCCGGGTCCGCGCGGCGGTTGCCCGGATCGCCGACTACGCGGACGGCCGGTACCGGCGGGTCGTCCTCGTTGACTGCGGCGACTCCACTGAGGGTTTCAGCAACACGGTCAGCCAGGCGCAGACCAACGACCTGCCGCTCACCTACCAGATCCGCACCGCGCAGGCGCTGCTCGCGGACGCGCTTCGGTCGCTGGCCGGCACCGCCCCGGAGGTCACCTACGTGGCGGTGCCGTCGAACCACTGCCAGGTCCGCACTGGCGTCGGCCGCAGCAACCGGGCCTCGTTCCCGGGCGACGACTACGGGCTGCTGATCGCCGACAACATTCGGCAGATCGTCGAGGGACGCCCCGGTTACAAGCACGTCCGTTTTGAGACGCCAGAGAAGCGGCTGGAATCGCTGACCGTGCGCGCCGCCGACGGGACGGTCATGGGAGTCACCCACGGGCACGCCGCCGGCAGCAAGAGTCGCGTCGCGGATTGGTTCCGCGGGCAGGCGTTCGGCTGCGTGGCAGGCATGCAGGACGCTCGCGTGCTGCTGCACGGCCACTGGCACTCCTTCTCCGTGCAGACAGTCGGGGACAGTCGGCAGATCATCTGCGCGCCGACGATGGACCCGGGCAGCTCATGGTTCCAGAACGCCAGCGGGGAGTCGTCCATGCCGCGACTGCTGACGTTCGAGCTGGGCGGTGGCTCCTCGTCCGCCTGGCGCCTCTGGTCCTGATATCCGCCACGGCCGCGTGCCGTTAATAGGGTGGCGGAGTGTCGTATTCTTGGCATGCGGCCCCGCGGCGTCCCACGGTCCGACCCTCCCGGCAAGTAATCCCCGGTCGAGGGTCGGACTTTTCGTTGCAACCTCCACGGGCAGGTCCGCACGTGACCGAGACCACGCCGCAGAGGGTTGACTCCCAGAGGCCGCGATAGAAGCATTGATCACGTCCGATAAGTCAACCAACAGAAAGGAAACGGACATGAACACCGACACCACCTCCCCCCTGCAGACCGCCCGCCTGGACGCCGCCGCCCGCACTGACGCGGCCGGAAACCCCCTCACCCGATTCACCCTCGCCCTCGGCGACGAACAGGTCTTCCAGGATGTCGACCAGTGGGGCCTCCCCTACGACGGCTCCCCGACAGGCGACCTCCACGACGACCTCTGCGACTGGCTGATCATCATGGGCCGCCTCGACGCGGACGCCCTCAACGCCCTCTGACCCATCCGAACCGGGGCTGGGGCGCAGCCGCCCCGGCCCCGGCCCCAGCCCAGGAAGGAACACAGCAATGAACCCCGCAACCGTCGCCCGGATCGCCGCCTGGCAGGTCATCGCCGACCAGGAGTTGCCCGCCGGCACCAAGGTCATCGTCGAGGATGGGTGGGTCACCATCCTCCCTCGCGGCGGCCGGCCGGCCCGCGCCCCCTACGGCCCCGCAGACACCCCCGAGAGCCTCTGTGGGGCCCTCAAAACCGCCGCCCGGGCAGCCATTCAGGACGCCCGCTGACAGGCCGCCAGAACGCCTCTCACGACCTCAGGAAGGAACAACAAATGATGTACCCCCACCAGCCGACCAAGCCGACCCCCATCGAGAACGTCTCCGCCGGCTCCCTCATCATCCGCGATGGAGCCACCTGGCGGGTCGAGTCCAACGCCCCGACCCCCGGCCGGCCGGCCTACCGGACCCTCACCATCCGCGGCGGCGCGGCAGGCGCCCAGAAAGGCGCCTACGCCACCGCCCCAGCCGGCTCCATCGTCATCGTCCGCACCAACTGAAAGGAGGGGAAGCGTTGACCGCCGTGACACCCATCGCCGACATGTGCTCCGGCACGGGGGAGCTCTCCGTCGCCCTGCAGGCAACCCTCCGAACCCCCACGGTCCTGACGTCGCTGTCGGACGCCGCCTCCAGGTCGCGCGCATACCTGCAGGGACGCTTCCCGGCGGCCACCATCTACGCCGACTGTCGCGACCAGAGCATCCCCGACGCGGCAGTGGTCGCCATCGGCGCCCCCTGCCAGGACCTCTCGTACGCCGGCACTCACGCCGGCGCGGACCCCGGGGCAGGGACCCGCAGCGCCCTCATCCACGATTGTGTCGACGCCGCTATCGACGCCCACGCCCTCCTCGTAGCCGCCGAGAACGTCCCCGGAGGCTACGGCACCTACCGGGCCATCGCCGACCGGCTCAACCGCGTCGGATATCGGGCGACCGTCGTCCGCGGCGGCGCCTGGGAGGTGGGCGCCCCCCACCGCCGACAACGCATCATGCTCGTTGCAACCAGGCGCGCATGGCGCTTGCGTCACGTCGGCGCAAGCCGAACCACTCCCCCGGCAGGACTGATCCCCACGCCGACCGCGTCCGCGCACACCGGCCCAGGGAGACAGGGGCGCGCCGGCGGGATGAACCTACAGACCTGGGCCGCCGTCACTGACACGCCGCCCGCACCTCTCCTACACGCCTGGCAGCGAGCTACCCGCACCCTGGCGCCGCCGCATCGGGACGACCGCAAGCGACTTCACCCCGCCTTCGCCGAGTGGATGATGGGTCTCCCCTCGGCGGAAGCCTTCTCGCGGACCGCACGGATCCGGCTCGCCGGCAATGCGGTCGTAGCCCGCCAGGCAGCCCTCATGCTCACCCGCGGACTTGGACAACTGGACGCCATCGACCGAAAGGAACTCTCCTAATGCGTCACGCAGCACCAGCGGGCCGCCGGCCACTCAGCCGCGCAGGCCAACTGACACTCGCCGCCCTCGCCTACACCGCAGGCGGTCTCGCCACCGGCCTCATCACCCTCGGCTCCGCCCTCACCGTCTGGGGCCTCTGGCAGTGGCTGGGGGTGAACTGATGACACCCGCAGGAGTTATCTCAGAGGCCCTCACCATCATCAACGCGTGCGGACTCGACCGGACCCAGCTCAGAGTGACGACCGGCCCCCGCGAAGCCGTCATCCGCAGAGGCCGGCGCCCATCAGGAATCCGAGTCACCCTCACCCGGCGCGGCATCACCTGGTACGTGACCGGGGCGGGCGTCCACTGGAAGGGAGCCAGCCGCCACGCCGCCGCCACACAGATCGCTCACATCCTCGAAGCCGGCTGGCGGTGACGGCGGCGCCGGCGGACGGGACTCCGGGTCGATCATCCGGATCAGCGAAACCCCCCAGCGGACCAACGCCGCCGCGTACTCCTCCAACCTGAACACCTGCACCCTGAGGCGGTGCGCTTCCTGCTCCGCGAGGTCGCGCGCCGCCTCAGCCCTATCCCTTGAATCCTCCAACGTCGCCACCCTCGCCGTCAGCGACTTCGTGCACGCCTCCAGCGCCTCAACACGCCGGTCGGAAGTCCTATCCGCGCGAACGAAAAGCCACCCAATCCACGACGCCACAACAGTGAACGCGGCGCCGATCAGTTCCGCTGGGAGGGGCGGGAAGTCAAGCTCATGCATGAGGCCAGTATGCGCAGCCAGCAGGGCGACGACACTCACGCCAACGGGGCGTACATCATCGGCATGACCCGCTTCCCGCCGCCGCCCGCAGGAATGTTCGCGACCACCGTCTTGTTCGGCCATACCTCAACAGTCGCCCCGTCCGACGTGCCATCCGTCTTCAACAGCGGGTAAGCGGTGCGCTGCGGCTTCGAGTCTCCCAACACGCCGGCCGGGATCGTCGCGACCCGCTTCTGCCCGACACTCGGCAACGTCACTGTGCCCCATTCCGACTTCGGCCCCACACACAAGGCGTGCCCAGACATCGAAGCGATGAACCTGTCGCCGGGCGTCATGTCGCCGGCGAACTCCGTCCACTCCGGCGCCGGTGCCGGGGCGGGGGAAGCGGCGCCCCCGCCCGCCGGCCGGCGGCCGTTCACCGCGTCAACCACCTGCAGCCACGCCGCCGCAGACTTCGGGCCAGTCTCGGGCCGCACGTCGAAGTCGCCGTACTGGCCGATATTCCACAAACCGGCACCGTTCAGCCCGGACATGAACGCCACCTGCGCGAAAGCCGCCAGCTTCGCGGCTTTCGCGCCGTCCGTATTGTCGTTGAAGCCGACCTCCTCCAAAATGAACGGTTTCCCCGCCTGGGTGGCAATCTGGCTGAGGTTGCGGAACGCGTCGCCGGTCGGGGAGTCATACCCGTGGACGGTGAACACGTCCACCTCGGGCAGGCGTGCCACCTGGTCGAACAGGTCGCCGTGCGCGTCACGCCCACGACCGTCGGAGCCAAGGTGAATGAAACCTCCGGCGGCGATAGGGCCGTCGTAGCCGAGGCGGCGGGCGGCTTCCACCTGCTGCAGCAGCGACCACACGTACTGGTCCGCGGAGCCGGCCTGCTGGACTGGGTTGTCAGCGCCCCACAGCACCATCGGCTCCCCTGCCAAGGCGACGCAATCCAACGTCGGGTAGTCCTGGTAGCGGATGTCAGAGTCGGGGAAGTTCCGCCACAGGACCTCACGGAAGTAAGGGAGCCAGTCCTGCCACCCCAGGTAGTACGGGTTCACCTTCTCCTTGATGAAGAGGTTCCGCACGTATGACAGGTCCAGCCACAGGCGCACGTTCGCGTCGCGCGCCCAACGCACCTTCGCGTCCAGCTCGCCGAGCTTGTCGCCGCCGTTGTGCAGCGCCTGCGACGTGGAGTCGCCGAACAGGTCCGTGATCCGCATGTGGGTGACGCCGAGCTGTCGGGCACGCTGCGCCCACAGTTTCCCGTCGGGTGCGCCGTTCGCAGACGCGATCACACAGCCCCGCAGCGCCTCAGCGCGCCGCTTCCTTTCCTCTGTGGGCCCCATAGTGGCCATACAAGACACCTCTTTGTCGGGTAGTAGTTACCTGCCGCACCCATGATCTCATGAGCGCGGCAGGTAACGGACAGCGTCAGCGGGCAGCGCCGAGGCTGATCACCCGGAACCGAGTGCCCGGGTACACGCCGCCGTCGTAATGCCAGAACGGGTCCGTCCCATACGACCCGCACGTGCTGTACGCGGCAGAGTGCGTGCCCGCCGGCACCTCCTGCTTCCACGACAAGTGGTGGGTCATGAACGTCCGGTTGTACTGGATCTCCGTCTGCCACAGGCCTGCGTTGTCCAAGATGAACCCGAAGTAGTAGCTCCCGTTCGCCTTGTCCTTGGCCTCCTCGGTCTGGAAGTCGCTGTGGACGATGCTTACACACACGTCCAGGCTGAATTCCAGCAGCGAGCGGATCGGCAGATTAAAGCCGGTCTCCGCCCACCTGCGTGTCGTGTGGTCGCTGGTGGGTCGCCCGCGACCGTTGCTAGCGTCAGTCTTGTCGACCAGCACGTCGCAGAACCCAGCCACCGGCTGCAGCACGAACTGGTTGCCGGACCTGGTCCCGTCCGCCGAGTACAGCACTCCGGCGATCAGGAACATAGCCGGGTGCGCGGCCGACACGACGCCGGCAGGCGCCTGCGACAGGCGGGCCTGCGCCTCCGCCTGCGACGTGCAGCGAATGAACGTGCCGACACTGTCAGCGTAGTCACCCCACGCGGACAAGATCGGATCGGACGCGGTCGGGACCTTCGCCCCATCCCAACGGGTAGCACTCATAGCCTCATCCTACTCAGTTCGAAATGTACATCGCCGACAGGCGCATGTTGTTGATCTCAAGCCATCCGTTCTCAGAGCCCATGTCGGGGGTGCGGATCGCGAAATGCCAGTACAGACGGACGTTTGTGCGCAACTGCATGAGTCCCGCGGCCGAGACCTTTACGCCCTTCACGCCCGGCTCCAAGGCCACCGAGTTCCCCACAGCCAAATCCCAGTTCCCTGCAGGGTTCAGCTCAACGAGCAGTGTCGTCCAGAGCGAGGAGTAGCGGCTCGACACCGTCGCCTGGATGGTGACCCAGTACAGTCCGCTGTACACCGCCTGCGGAATGTTGTTCTTCCCGATACGGAAGTCCTGGGCGTCGTACTCAAACCACTCGGTGTCGTTCTGGAGCTTCCCAGGCCACCACTCCCAGTAGTTCCGCTGCAGGACGCGCTGTTGATTCGTTGTTCCGATGAAGTGAGGCGGCATGACCAGCGACTTCAGGGGACGCTGATATTCCAATTGGTTGGTGCCGGCCGCATACATCTGCCCGTTAGTGAAACGGAACCACGAGTTGGTCCCTTTGTCGTCAGGCTGCGACTGGCGGAACAGCAGGGAGTTCCCCTTCAGGCGGATCGACGAGGTGTCGTACACCGTCCGATACCAAAGCTTCAAGTTCTTGAACGAGATGTTCGTCGGCGAGTACAACGGGAAAATGCGCAAGTAGTAGCGCCGCGTCCCCGCATCGCCCTTCTTCCAGTTGGCGATACTGATCGTCTGCCAGCCGTCCAGGGTGCGGTTGCGGGACAACTCAATGCCGTCGCGCAGCAAGACGATCTCCATCTCGGACGTCCCGCCAGTGTCAGCAGCCCAGAAATCCAAGGTCGCATCGAACACGTCGCCGTCCGGGAGGTCCACGTACGTTTCCCAGCAGGCGTTGTATGTGAAGTCGAGCCTGGACGTGTACTTGCCGACCATCTCCGTATCTGACGCCGATGTGATCGTACACACGCCGTCAGCGTCGGACCCGCCGTACCGGTTCGCCCACACGCGCGTCATGGGGACCGCCTGGGAATTCCAGTCGCCCTCGTCCGCGTCTACCGCTTTGTACGGCAGCCCCTTTTTGTTGAGCGACTCGGCAGACTCGGAGTACGCGTACATGGACGACCCGACAATCTTGGACCCGAAGATGTTATTGCCCTTCAGGTTGCCGACTACCGCATCGCCGGTGATGGTCGCCTTGCCGGCCGTCAGCATGTCCGTGGTGACGGCGGCGAACGCGGCCAGCTTCGCCCACAGTTCCTTAGACGCATAGATCGCATCTGACGTGACACTGCCCGGGGCGAGCTTCGTGGCACCCACGGCCTCTGTCAACGACACAAACGCCACCTCGGCGCGACAGCCCGCCGTCGCCGACAGCTGAAACATGGTTGACGTGGTGCCGGTATCCGGCGACCACGACCACTCCTCGGTTCGCCAGCCATAATCGTTCGCCTTGTACACGGGCCGGCAGATTTCCTTTGCCGCTGCCGTCGCCACGAGCGTGCCCGCATTGCCGGAGTTGTACCGGTACGTCATCCGCAGCACCCAACGCTTCCCCGCCGGGAACGTGATCTTCTGCGTTGCCTGCGCCCACGTCGGCGCGCCCGCAGCGTTCACGAAACGCACCCCGGTCACCAGCGCACCCGGCGCACCAGACACAGTGGCCGCCAACGTGACCGCTTTCGTGTCCGACACCGTCCACACGGACGACGGCGAGGACGCAAACAGCGGCTCCCGCACCATGTTCTCCGGGTCCACTGACACGGAGTGGGCGGCCACGGCGCCAAGGAACGCAGAGTCGGACGTGATCACGTCGATCACAGCCTGCGGCATCTTCGCGCCGCCAACGACCATGAGCTTCGACACGGACAGGCCGCCGATCTTGGCGTCAGTGATGGACGCGTCCGCGATCTGCGCGGAACCGATCGCGGCGTCACCGATCTGCGCGGCGCCGATCGCCTTGTCGCCGATGAAGTTCGTGCCAGCCTGGGACAGCCGCCACACGGTGCCGTTCCACACGAACGCCTGGCCGAGCCTTCCGTCGGCCCCTTGCACCCACCACAGCGATCCGGCGGACCTGCCCTGGCCGTCAGCCGGCAACGGCGTCCGGGCACTGATCGTGACCTTTCCGTCCAGGGAGGACATCTTCGCTGACGCCTGGTCGGCGGCATTGCGGGCACCGAGCGCATCAGCCGCAGCCTTATCAGCCTTCTCTGCGGCGCCCTGGGCCGCAGCGGCCGCGCCGTCAGCCTTCTGCTTCGCGGCGAGAATGTCAGCCGCGGACGCATCTTGCTTCGCCTTCAACGCCGAGTAGTCAGCCTGCGCTCTCTGCGCGTCGGCCTGCGCGGCCTTCGCGGCGGCCTGCGCCCCGTCGGCGGTCGCCTTCACGGCAGAGGCGTTCGCGTCAGCTTTCTTCGCCGCCGTGTCAGCGTCAGCAGCCTTCTGCGTTGCGGTGGCTGCGGCGGTCGCGGCGTCTTGCGCCTTCGTGTTCGCCTGCCCGGCAAGCGTCTGCGCGGCCTGCGCCAGCGACTTCGCCTCCTCAGCCAAGGCCACGGCCCTCGCGTTGTCACCGGAGTTCTTGATGGCCTCCTCGGCGCGCTTCGCCGTTTCGGCGGCCTGCTGGGCGGTGGTCTTGGCGGCGTCGGCTACGGACGCGGCGTCCTTGGCCGCCTTGTCAGCGGCAGTGATGCGCCCGTCCAAACCCTTCACACTGTCCTGCACGGTACCAACACTGGCGGCAGCGGCCTCGGCTTTCGCCCGGGCGGTCTGCGCGTCACGGGCCGCCGCGGCAGCGTCCTTCGCTGCGTTATCGGCGCGGGTCTTCACCTCCGCGGCGGCTTTCTTCGCGTCCACCGCGTCGTTCATCGCGTCGGCAATTTCCTTGCCTGCAGGGCCGAGACGCTCAATCTGCGTGCGCTCATCCCCGGGCTCGTCCTGCCCGTCGGTGATCGCCAGCAGCGTCCCGTCCGGATGGAGGCGGACAGTCACCATCGCGCCCTGCCACGTGTACAGGCCGGGCGTCTCCCCAGCTACATACGTTTCAGGCTTGTCGTATGGCATGCCGACACGCACCCAGCCGGCCGGCAGGGTCGGGTCGGTCTTAGCCGTGTCGACAACGCGACCCTTCACCCAGCGGATCGTCGTGTCGCGACGCTGAGACGCCTGGCTCCCCTCGCGGAGCGCCAGGTACAGACTGCTATCACTCATGCGGTCTCCTCCCTCACAGGTGGCGGCGAGCCTCCCGTCCGATCACCGTCATCGTGCGCGACACGTCAGACAGCGAGCACGAGTAGCTCGTGACAATGATAGCAATCCACTCGCCCTCTTTGATCTCGAAGGCAAGGAGGTCGCCGATCTCGACGCGAGGGTCGAACGCCATCTCAACCTTCCACGAGGGAAGCCGGTCCCGGGCATGGAAAGCGTCGGCGTTCGCCTGCTCCACCATCTTCGACCATGACTTATCTGACGACAGGTCGGTGACTTTCGTGACCCGACCGTAGTGCTTCGGGTCATACGGGGCGCCGTAGTACTGCATGCCGATATGAAAGTCGTACGTGTAGGTCGACTTCCATCCAGTCGTCTTGCCCTTGTCGTCGGTCTCACGCTCCCAGCCCGGCCACAGGTTATGCCTCCACTGCCAGGCCGTGTTCTTCGCGTTCTGGTACAGCTCGTCCTTCTGCCCCCAGGCCGACGTCGTGGGCTTGCTCTCCCACAGCAGGTTCAGGGCCTCGTCCACCTCAGTGTCATGGTCGGACCGCTTGATCGCGTCGGCCCAGGACTTGTTCCCGGACAGGGAGTACGACTTCGTCCCGTCCCCCTTGGCGTTGATCTCAATCATGTTCGGCAGCCGGCCGGACGGGTCCTCCGTCCGCTGGGCATCCACGAGCAAACCCGACGACAGAGGATACGTCTCATCGGGCGTCTGCCAGTCCGCCCGGCGCGCGTACGCCTCAATCTTCCCCCCGTACCCCATGCGCACGTCAGCGCCGCACGAGTCCGCAAGCATGATCACTGACGCCAGCCGGTTCGGCGGCATCTGCAAGGACGCCATCGGGGCGGCATCCCGGACCTTCGGGTCCACCCAAATGTACGTGTGCTCCGGCACCGGGTTCAGCCGACGCATCTCCGACAGCAGCGTGCCGCCCAGCCACGGCGAGTGAGGGAAAGGAAGCGGATTCTCCTCCAAGTCCAGGAGCATGTCCTTCGCGGAAACGGTCGCCTCCTCCGGGTTCGCGGGCGACTCCGTGATACGGAAGTGTCCGAACGGGACATCCCACCCCTCACCCTCGCGAGGGCGGATCTCCAGAACAGGACACAACTCCTGCCCGTAGTTCGCCAACGGGTCAGTCGGGTCCTTCGCCGCCAACTGCCTGGGGGCGTTCAGCGTGAGCCTGGCCGGCGCAGACGGGTTCGAGTCGGTTTTCGTGCCGAGCTTCCCCCAGTCCAGCTGCACGTTGTAGACAGGGAGGTCCCGCCACTCGATCTTCCCGCCGTAGCGGACGTCCACGCGGACGCGCCACCGGGCCGGCCGCGCCATGTCGAACAGGCTAGGGCCGGGCCTCATGACGGCATCCCTGCCACGTAGCGGCACACGTCATCGTACGTGCGCGCAGTGATGTCTGGAATGTCGGACACTGACAGGTCTGCGACACTGACCTCGGCGAACTCGACCGTGGGCAACGGGTCCGCGTCGAGCAGCAGGCACGGAGCAACCCAGTCCGCGCCGGCTTGAATTGTGGTCGTCGCTTTCATGAGCACCCAGCGGTTGGCGTCGGGTTTCCCTCTAGACTGCCGGTCGGGGTGGTCGAAGGAACGTTTCGTGGAGTCGGAGCCCCGGCCGTTCGACAGCCACAGGCCAACCGACACATTCGACAGGTCAGGGTCGCTGCCGATGCGCCGCACGTAGGCGGACACCTCCACAGTGTGACCGACCGGCACCTGTCGGAAACTGGCGGTGCCCGCCGTCGGAGTGACAGTGCGGACACCGCCACCGCGGGTCGGGCGGCCGTGCGGCGACCAGTTCTCAGAGATATCCCCGCCGAGCAGCTTGTCGTCCTCCGGATGGGTAGTCCCGCCCCACAGGTAAGTGACGTCCCGCTTAATGTCGCCGGCCGCGAGCTTCGCCTCCCAGTCAAGCCACTCACCCCAGGTGACGCACGGCGCCCAGGACCCCATCCGGGTGCCGTACATGCCGAGCCACTGCTCGGTGTGGCGGACCATTCCTGACGGCCGCTCTGTGACAGACAGCTCCCACTGGACGGTACCGGCCAATCGCGACTCGGTCTGCTGGGCAGTAGCCTTCTGCACGGCAACCACGCGGATCGGACGGATCGTGCACGACGGGATCCTGCACGCGTCACCGTCATGGGCGACGATCAAGTAGCCGGGGCGCTGCGTCAGCGCGCGAAGCGTCTCGTAGTCGGCCCTACCTTTCGTCCGGTACGTGATCGTGTACGAAAGAGGCTCCGCGGACTGGCCCCACCGGTCAAGAGTCCCTGCCGCCGTAGACAAGGTCGTCAAGCCGGCCGAGAACGTCTCCTCGTTCGCTTCGACAATATGACCTTTGACGGCGACGTGGCCGGTCTCGTCAGAGATGATGTCAGCCCCGATAGAAGCACGGACCGCGGTCGTGTCCGCCGCCCCAACCTGGGCGTACGTGGTTTCCTCGCCGATCGGCGCCAGCGGGTCGCTGATGCACTCCGAATCGGTCGGATGCCAGATCAGCACCCGGTCGTTGTCGGACCGCACGTACACGGGGATCGCGGCCGCCCCCTCGGGGGACGGGTTCGGCTGCAGCGACAGCATTCCCGTGTGCTGCGCCGTGAAAGCTTTCATCGTTGCCATGCAGTCATCTTCCCATCATCCGGTTCGCGGTGACGATGCGCCCGTCCGCGACGGACTTCATCCTGGTGGTCAGGGTAGTCTGCCCGTCCACAGTGAGTTCCAGGTTCATTCCGTCCATGGCCTTACGGAGTTGCTTCACTGACACGCCCCCGCCACCGGCAATAGACGGCGAGGACGCAGACAGTGCGCCGCCGTCCGCGAAGCGCCGCGCCTCCATGTAGTTTCGGATGTCGCCGTCGCGGATCAGTTTCCGCAGTCGGTACACGGCGTCCTGGCCGCCTGCAGCAGCAACCTCCGCGGCGGTCAAGACGTGCTCCCCGTTCGACAGCCACGCGGGGATCCAATCGTCTCGCCCGCCGCCCGGGCCGTGCACGGCGCCAGCGTTCGCATACCCCTTAATCGGGGTGATAGGCCCGCCGTCGGCGCGCAGCCAGGAACCTTTCGGCACGTGATCGCCGATCCAATGGCCAACCGACGTGAAAATTTGCTTAATCCGGGTAGTGATTGAAATTTCCTTGTCGTGCAACTGGTCAATGTTGTACTTGACCGTGCGCACCTTCCCGGACGCTTGGTCGTTTCCGGAGATAGTCACCGTGCCGGTAGTGTTGTCGATCTCCGTGTGGATGGAGTCTTTTTCCCAGCGGGCGCCGGTGGCGTCACCGAGAATGGACACGGTGCCGTCACTATTGTCGATCGTCTGCACCGTCTCCTGCAAGCCGGCCAGCCCTTGGTCGTTGTCCGCGTCGATTTCGACCACGCCCGTCGTGCCATTGATCGAATCGGCGGTCACGGTCAGGGTGTAGTCCGCGTTGGCTGCGTCACCAGAAATGCTGATCGTGCCCGTCATTCCGTTGATCTCGGCAGTCGCGCCGTCGGCGGCTTCGGTCGCCTGGGTGGTGTCGGCGGTGACTTCTGTGTTGATCTTGTCAGGGATGAGCCCGTACTTGTCAGCCAGCTCGACAGCCTCGTCCTCGGTGAGCCCCATCGACTCTGCGGCTTCAATGAACGCGTCCCTGCCGGTTTGCATCTTGGATTGCAGCTCGTCCTGTCCGGCGCCAGCGGCCTGCGCAGCCTGGACCTGCGCGAACGTCGCGCTTGCCAGATCGTTCAGAGCGGACTGGTTCTTCCGGCCCTTTTCGGTGGTGATGTCCAGGGTGGCGCCGTTCTCCTTGACGGCGTCATTGACGTTCTTCAACGCCTCCTGGAACTTAATGTCCGCGTTGCTGTTGGCGATCACCGTGTCACCGTAAGTCTTGATGCCCTTGATGACCTCTTCGATGGACGGCACGATCTGGTCGGTGCCTTCCTTCGCTTTGCGGATCGCGGCATCCAGCTGGGACGTGCCGCCGGCGGCGGCTTGGGCGTTCGGGTCGATCTGACCGAGCGCAATTGCAAGCCGCGTATTGTCGTCAGCGGTCAACCCCATTTGCTTCGCGACCTCGTTCAGGTGAGATTTGAAGTCGGGCATGGAGTTGATCAGGTCGATCATCGACTTGTTCGTGCCGTTCGTCATCTCCGACGACAGTTTCTTGAACTGGGCCACCGCGTCATCTGTGGACATGCCGGACAGGGCCTTGCCGGTCGTCTCCAGAGCATCCTTCGTGCGCTGCAGGTCGGAGCGCGTGTCGGCGCCGAACGCGCCGGCGACCCCGTCCGCGAAGGATGCCAAGTGCTGCTGCACGGAAGACCACACGGACGGGCGGGAGATGTCCGCCAGGGCCTGCGAGTACTCCTGCAAAGAGTACTTGCCCTTGTCGAAGTCCAGGTTGTTCATCACGGACCCGCCATGGGCGAGCGCCGTGGACATCTCATCTACGGACACGCCCGTGCGCCTGACTTCGTCGCCGTAGTGCTTCACTCCTTCGATCAGAGCGGCGGTGATCATCATTCGGCCAGCCCGGCCGAACCCGGTCATTCCGGTAGCTACCTCACCCAATTTCCCCTTCAGGCCGGCGGCCGTCCAGTTCAATGTGTTCATCGCGTCCTTGATCTCGACGATCTTCGGAGCCATCACCATTAGCCCGCCGACCGCGGTCAGGGCGGCGCCCCCGAATGCGGCGAAGTTCATGATCATGGACTGAGTGCCGCTGCCAAGCTCGCCGAGCTTATCGACCAGAGAGGTGATGTGCTGGACGACAGAGCGGACCGGCGCCTGGGAGGAGGAGCCGATCTTGATCATGGCGGTCTCCCAGGAACCGCCGAGCTTTTCGATGTCGCCCTTCAGGTTGTCTTGCTTCAGCCGGGCGGTCTCGGCGGCGTACCCGGCGTCGTTGACCTTGTCGATCCACCCCTGGATCCCCTCGCCACCCTCGTTGTAGAGGACGTTCGCGGCGCGAATGGCGTCCGACCCGAAGATCGTGCTCATCGCTGTGTTGCGCTCTTCTTCGCCGAGGTCCTTCATGCCGTTGCGCAGCTGCTCGGCGACGGCGGTGATACCAATGAAGTGGCCCTGAGCGTCATAAATGTGGATGCCCAGGTCGTCCATGGCGTTCTTCGCGCCCTTGGAGGGATTCTCCAGGCGCTGGAGCATCGTCTTGAAGCTCGTGCCTGCGTCCTGGCCGATCAGACCGGCCGACGCGAACGCGGCAATCGAACCGGTCGTTTCCTCGATGCTGAGGCCCGCCTGGGAGGCGACCAAGCCGGATTGCTTCAGGGCGTACGCCATGTCGTGGACGCCGCCCTGCGCTTTGCCGGCTCCGGCGGCGAGCAGGTCGGCGACGTGTGTCACTTTGTCGCCGCTAAGGTTGAACTGCACCATCGCCGTGGCTGCGGTCTCTGCCGCCTCGGACACGCTGATCTCGCCCGCAGCCGCGAGGTCGAGTGCGCCACTCAAACCGCCGGCAAGGATGTCCTTCGTGGACACGCCAGCCTTGGCGAGCTCCTCGATGCCGGACGCCGCCTCCGTAGCAGAGAACGCGGTGTCCGCGCCGGCCTGGATCGCCGCCTCGCGCAGCTGCGACATCTCGTCCGCAGACGAGTGAGTGGCCGCCTGCACGGATGACATGGATGCATCGAAATCGGCGGACATCTTCCCCGCCATGCCGGCAAAACCGAGCAGGCCTGCGCCTACGCCAGCAACGGCCGTGCCGACTGTGGTCCAAGCCGCACCGTTCTGGCGGGCCGAGTCGGCAAGACCCGCAAGTCCGGACTTGCCCCGCTCCCCGGCGTTGCCCATCTGATCGCCGGCACCCTGCGCGGCCTGCCCTGCCTGCGACATCGCGTCCGCGGCGCCCTTGGTCGCAGACGACGCCTCCTGCATGCCGGCCTTCACTCCGGACGCATCGGCGGTCAGCTTGACGACTACTGTCCTGTCGGCCACAAGACCCTCCTCACTCCTGTTCGGATTCTACCTTGGCGTCCGCGACGTACAGGAGCGACCCTTCCTTCGGTGGGGAGACCAAGTCGCCGTGCTTATTCCGCTCGGAATGGTCTTTCTCCCACCGCTCTCGTGCGGCTTTCGCATAACAGACCACCTCCCGGGCCTCGAACCATCCATCCATGAACTCGTCCCAGGCGACGTCGCGCGGATAGCCGCACCCGCACGGGCATAGGGACGACTCGTACAGGGAGTAAGCGTTCGCCAGGTCGTAGTCCTGCGGTACCCATTCCCCGGACCGGCGCAGGATCCCCGTCGGGGGGCGCCCCCAGCCCATGGCAGCTTTCGCCATGGACCGCAGCCAGGCCCCGTTCGGGGCGGTCAGGACCTGGACGAGAAAGGGGCGGTGATGGTCGGGCTTTCCGTGTCGACGGCGCGGATGCAACGGGACAGTTTCTCAACCTGCTGCGGCGACGCCTGGTACAGGCCGGCGATGTCCTCGCCGGTCACGCCGGTCGGCTCCACGATGTGCGCGGCAATGAACGCGCACTCCATCTCGTGGGTGACAGGGTCGTCCTTCGTGTGGTGGCCGAGCGACTCCATGAGTTCCTTCTGCGCGTACACGGACATCGTCTGCACAACGAACTCTACCGCCGACCCTTTCAGCTCGGCGAGTGTCGCGTTGGCCTTGTCGAGGAGCTCCTTCTTGCGCTCGTCAGACAGGCCGGGCAGGCGGGCCTCCTCGTCCAGCCGGTCGATCACGGCGAGCAGGTCGGTGCGCCCGTACAGCATGCACGACTTCCTGGTCGGCTGAAACCCAGCCATCCACGCGGCGAAATCAAAGTTCTCCGGTGCGTCTGCACCGTCGGTGCGGTCCTCGAAGTTGTCGGCGTTGACGTCAACACGGTCGCTCATCGGCGTCCCCTGTCTGCGGTCCCAAGCGGTCTATGTGCGCTGTTGCCCCCGCCGCCAGAGACCGCACATGGCAGCGGGGGCAACAGGCCCAGTGTACAGGGCGACGACAGGTCAGGCGCCGGCCGTGTAGGCCTTGCCGGCGGACGCGCCCTTCGCGTTCGTGACGATGAAGTTTCCGGTCTGGACACCGACGGGCAGGACCGCGCTGATGGCGGTCGGGGACAGCACCCGGTAGGAGGCGACCGGGGCCGTCTTCCCGCTCACGGTGCAGGTGACGGAGGTGACGCCGATGAAGCCAGTGCCGGAGATCAGGACGGTGTCGCCGGCCTTCTTCCCGGACGGGTCAATCGACGTGATCGTGGGAGCGACCTGAACCTTGCCGCCGCCGACGGTGATCTCATTCTCCAGGGCGTCCGAGATGAACAGAGACACGGTGCGCTTCGTGTACGTGGTCCTGTCGTCGGGCTTCTGCGGCTGGCCGGGGGCGACGTGGTACCAGTCGACGTCGTCTCCGTTGGTGAACGGCTCCTCCGGCTTCTTGCCCTCCCGCTCGTACAGTTCGAACTCGCGGCCGGTCTGCTTCAGCAGCTCCCAGACGGCGTTGTCGCCGCCCTGGACCTTCTGGCCGTCATCGTCGAAGAACCAATACACGGAGACCTGACCCTCATACTCGGAGGGGCCAGGCACGGTGCCCTTACCGGCGGCGCCGAGGACAGGCTCCTCAACGCTCGTGCTGCCCTTGGAGCCGAGCTTGTAGTCGGACTTCATGACGGACATCTCGAAGTGGATGCCCTTGTTCAGCTCGTCCGCGGTCGGCGCCTTCCTGTTCACGACCGGGGCGGAGTCGGTGCCCAGCGCGACGAGCGTGATGCGGCCGTCGCCGAGCGTCCGGATTGATGAAGCCATATCGGCTTTCTCCTCTCTCCGACGCCGCGTCAGCGCCGGACAACGTACGTTTCTAGGTCAGTTTAACTCAGGCGAATCTTTTGAACGCCGCTACCTGCCACATGTCTACCGAGTAGAACAGGTGCCCGTAGGCGGGGATGTCCACCTGGTCGTCACGGAGCAGCCCGGACGAGTAAGACAGGCGCAGCGGCTCTACATGGCAACCGCCGACTTGCAGCTCGTAGCCGTCGAGCACCCCGCGGACGTCATCTGTCACGGTCAGAAGCCTGTCCGCGGTGGACGCGACCACGGTGAGCGGCTGCAGGAAGCTGATCTCATCCGCCGCGTTGCCGAGTGTGCCGGCTTTGCCGGCCCCGGCGGCGGGAAGCTTCACAAGCACGTAAGGGACGTTCGGCCTGGCCTTCGTCACCTCGCCGAGGTACACGTCGTACTTGCACCGGTCGCGGCACGCTCTCTCCATGGCTTTCACGAACGGACTGATCTTGATCATGACAGCTTGTCCAGTATCTCGTCGAGGGTGGAGGCGATCTCGTCGGTCACCTTGTCGTCCATGTAGTCGGCCGGGTGCGGCATGCCGCCGCCGCCCTTCGGCGTGCCCCAGATGGCGATGTTGGCGAGCGCGCCCCGCGGCTTGGTCGGCCCGAACTCAGCGGTGACGACCGCACCGGACGGCTTCGTGTCGTAGGAGAACGTGTCCCCCACCTTGGCGATTCCTTTGTTCGGGAACGCCCGGTAGTCCTGCCGTGCCCGCTCTTTCGCCGAGTCTAAGGCGTTACGCACGCCGACCTGCACCGCAGACCCGGCCTCCTGGGCGGAAGCGAAGTCGGCGGCGAGGGCGCGCAGCTGCGTAACGTCAGCGGGCATTAGTCGGTCTCCGCATCCACGAGCATGCGCGTCGCTGTCCGGTGTGTTTGGTTGATCAGGCCGCGCACACGGAACGGGTACGCGTACCCGGTTACCGTAGCAACATCACCAACATGCGGCTCGTAGGGCGCGCCGCGCGGGATGTGCAGTTCGGTCTGCTGCAGTTCGTACGTGTGCCCGCCGGTGGTTGGTGCGGTGCCGTACGACGTCTGCTGCCGCAGCCGGCACTTGCCTTCGTACACGCGGGTCGCGGACGGCTCGTCATGGCCGGTCTGCGGGTTCCAGTTCATGGACCTTTCGGGGCGGTCGATCACACACGAGTCGACCATCAGCCACTCGGCTCGCCGCCTGCGGGCGTGCGGGTGACTCACGGCTTATTCCTGATCGCGTCGATCCACGCGGAGTCGCCGTACCGGTTCGTTGCCGGCGGCCACACTTCCCGGTACGTGCCCATGACGCCCATGCCGCGGGCGGGGGCGTCCTCGATGTACAGGAGCAGCGACTTCTTCTCGGTGGGAGTCAAGTACAGGCCGTCCTCCGGGACCGGCTTCCCGCCGCCCATCCAGTCGTCAAGGCGCTCATAATTCCACGACTCGGGGTTGACGTAGGCTCGCGCCGCGCAGGACAGAATGATTTCCTGCACGCCGCCAGGCACGTCAGCCGGCGTCCACGGACGTGTCACACGCCCGCAGGTTTCCAGAACGAGGGATGTAGCGCGCCGCAGCAGCCACTTAGCGCGGCGGACGTCACCGTCCTCGGTGATGCTCTCTCCGAGCCAGTCTCCGAGGTCAGTGACGTCCGCCAGCGCAGTGGTGAGCATTGCGATCAGGCCAGGCCGAAAGCGGTGGCGCGCTGGCCGTCCATGACCGCAGCACCGAAGAACGCGTCGACAACAGCGCGGTCCTCAGCCTGGTCGGGGTCGTAGTCGCAGATCAGACGCAGAGCGAAGCCGTCCTCGGCGTGGTTCGCACCGTAGGAGGCGCCAAGCGGGACGGTGGCGGCGCGCAGAGCCATCGTGAAGGCGTCGCGCTGGTAGGCGATGCCGAACTTCTCCGGGAGGCGCGGGTCCTCGATGATGGTGAAGCCCTTCAGGCGGCTGATGATGGCCTCGTGGAGGCTGTCGCCGTCGTCGGACTGGTAGGCGGCGTTCGCCAGGTCGCGGTTCTTCTGGATGACCTCGGCGACACCGGGGCCGACGGCGATCGTGCGGTCCGAGGTGGGGACCTCGCGGCTGTTTAGGACGCGGGCGAGCCTGGCGACGACCTCGAGGACGTTCGAGGAGTCACTCTTCAGCTTCAGGGCCTTCGTGTCGGTGTAGTCGACGGCGGCAGCGGAAGCGTCGGCAGCCTGCGAAGCCTTGATCGTGGTCATGATCGCGGCGAGCTTCTTGGGGAGCTCGTCAACGACAGCCTCGGCGGTGGGCTTGGCGACCTCGTCCTCGAAGGACTGGAGGGTCCAGGTGTACCAGTCGGAGGGCAGCCGGACCGCGGAGTAGATCTGGTCGACGAGCTCGACGGGCACGTACCGGCGGGTCAGGTCGGTGTAGTTGATGGCGTTGCGGGCGGCGCGCTGGGCCTTGGTGCGGGTCGCGGCGGTCGCCTTGACGGGCATGGGCACGTTGACGGTGCTGCCGTAGCCGGCCTCGTAACCGGACTCGGCGTCGCGGTTGATGGTGCGCGGCAGGGCGGACAGGTAGCGGAGAGCAGCGACGGAGCTCTTGGTGACCTTCATCGCCGGGGTTGCAAAGTTAGCCATGGGGCTTCCTTTCTATCAGCGGCGACCGAAGATCCGGTTGCCAATGGTGGTGATGTTCTCGTCGTTGTCGTCGTCTCCGACCGGGGCGAACGGGGCCTGGGTCGGCTGGGGGGCGATGATCGCGGCGAGCTTCTGGGCATCCTCGGGGGTGTCGAGGGTGACGTAGTCGGCGAGCTCGGGGGCGAGGCCGGCGGTCTTGAGGGATTCCTGGGTGGCGAGCTTCGCCTTCAGGTTGTCGAGCTCGGCGCGGGCGGCTTCGGCGAGGGCCTTGTAGTCGACGGCGGGCTGCTCCGGGGTGGTCTCCTCGGTGGTGACCTGCGGGGCGGGCTCGGCGTCGCCCGTGTCCGCGGGGGCGGCCTCGGGGGCGTCTGCAGGCTCGTCCTCGGCGGGCTTGTCCTCGGCGGGCTCGGCCGGGGCGGGCTTGTCCTCGGCGGGCTCGGCCGGGGCGGTCTCCTCGGGCTTGCTGGCGGGCTTCTCGACGCCCGTCACCGACTTCGGGTCGGCCTTGGCGTCGCTGTCGGTGGACGCCGCAGACGCGGACGCGTCCGGGCGGGGCTTCGAATCGGCCATTAGCTCCTCCTTTTGGTGTGCTGTGTGCAGTATATATCAGCGGGTCTTCCATCCGTCGGAGAACAGCTCCGGGGCGACGCGCCGCATTTCCATGGTGACGTTGTGGCGTCCGGCCCGGCCCGACAGAGCTTCACCTGACGCGTGGATGCGCGCGGCGGCTTCCCGGTAGGCGGCGTTGACGCGTAGTTCGTGGGACGTGGCGGACCGCTTCAGCCATTCGTCGGGGGTTTCCTTGCAGATCTCCCAGGTGCAGTCGCAGCAGCGGTGCGCTCGGAACGTGACGGTGTCTTCGGTGTAGACGGGGCCGCGGGCCGCGAGCATGGAACAGAACGCGCAGGTCTTCCCGACCGTGACGCGCCGGCACTTCAGCCTGGTCCGTCTCGCGGATTGGATGACGTAGTCACGGGACGCGGACTCGACTCGGGTGCGCCCCCATTGGGCGGCCCAGTCGCGCATTTCAGCGACGGCCTGCTCGCCGCTGATCCCGCGGCGGATGAGGGTTTTCGCGCGGACGGGGCCGGAGTAGAACGCGGTGCGGACGGCGTCTTGGCGTCCGACAGGGCGGATGGCGGGGAGTGCCGGCAGGTCTATGTCTTCGGCGCGGGCGTACCTGTTGAGGTACTGGGCGGTCAGGGCCCGCCCTTGCTGCGTGCCGGATTGGATTGCGTCGGCGGCTTTCTTTACCGCGTACTGGCGGGCGCCGCCGATGTCGTCCGGATCGATGTCGTCCATGGCGTCAGCCACGGCGAGACCGGTAGCGGCGGCCATCGCGGAGATGTGCCGCTGGTATCCGGCGGTGAGGGCGGCGCCGGCGGCGGTGAGCGCCACCGGTCAGGACTCCTCGACGGGCGGTGGGGTGCCTTCGCCGTCGGCGGTGAGGGCCCGGGCGTACGCCTCCAGCTCGGACGGGTGCGCGTCCGCGTACTCCTGCCATTCCTGCGCCTCCGCGGGCGACACGCCGGGGATCCGCTGCCACAGAAGCTGGGCGGGCACGCCGAGCGACTGGGACAGTTTCCCGAGGGCGTCCGCGGCCTGCGACAGGGACCGCGCCTCGGTGTCGCGCCAGTCAACGCGGAGCGTGTAGTCGTTCGCGTCGCCGAGGCGGCGCTCCAGCTGGGCGGCCGCGCGAAGCACGTTCAGGAGTGGCCGGCCGAGGGCCCGTTGGATCGCGGTGATGTGCGCCCGCTCCGCGGACTTTGCCTCAGCGAGCGCGTCGGCGGACAGGTTCACGAGCTGCGAGCCGGACAGTGACCACGATGGGACAGACGCGAGCGCGGCGAGAGTGCCGAGGTCGGCCCGCTCGGCGTCGAGGACGGACTGCATGCTGGTCTCCGGCAGCGACCCGAACTGGACGCCGTCACCGCCGGTAAGGATCGACGAGTTCGACAGGTGCGCTTTCATCCGTTCGGCGTCCTCGATGCTGCCAGGGTCGTCCAGCCCAGTGACAGTCTTCACCCTCCACGAATTGGAGTGCTGGATGAGGAGCCGGTCATGGACTGTCTTTATGTACCGGCGCGCGGGGATGCGCAGCCGGTCCACGAGCGATTCGGCGTCCCCGTCGATGGACAAGTACGGGGCGAACCGGGCGACGGGCGCGTACCCGAGGCCGTGGTGGACGACCTCGTAAGGGCTGCCGTTCCGGTCGATGCGGATCAGATCCTGTCCGGTGACGTACAGGGTGGGCCTCCCGCCTTTCGTGAGGAATACGGCGCGGACGGGCCAGTCGGCGGTGGGGTCGTCCCCCCAGTCCACGCCGACGCGGGCCACGGACGCAGCTTCCAGCTTCGCTTCGGTGCCGTTCGGGGCGACCAGCACAAACGCTTCACCGTCGGTCAGCGCGGCCTTCCACAGGCCGGTCTGCCTGGTGGGCATGCCAGCGCGCTCCCATGGCGCCCACAGGGCCGCGAGGTCGCCCTGCTGGTCAGCGGTGCGGGTGACACCGTCAGCGATGATCTGGCGGCCGAGTGTGTCCACGAGCAGGGCGAGGGTCGGGCCTAGCGCGAGCGCGCGGAGCCGACGCTGGTCGGCGGTCTTCCCGCCGCCGTCAACAGTCGCGAGCGGCGCGCCGATGCCAGGCGTGGTCGACCCGGGCACGAGGTCCTCTTGGCGCTGCTGAGCCTCCCATCGTTTCTCGGCGGTGTCCTCAGCGAGCTTCTCCCAGGGGCGGTCACTCATGGGCGGTCACCATACCTTTCCGCGCCCTCTGCGGCGGCTATTCCTGTACTCCTCCCGCATTATACGGGCACCGACCATGGCGACGGCAAGGTCGATCTTTTTCCTGGACTCACGGTGGTTCTTTGCGATGCTGGGCCCCCACTTGGATGGGACGCGGCGGGCGTGGAGCACGTGAGCGCGGAGCCTGGCGTCGCCGTCGTGGAGGAGGCCGCCGGCCTCGATGTCCGCGTAGACGCGGTTGACGCCGCGAACGAACCGGGACACGTGGGACGGGTCGGACATGTCCCATCGTGTGGCGTGCTGCCTGCTGGCGGGCATGCGGAGCTTCCTGCGGTAGTCGCGATGCCAGCCGTCGATGATGCCGTCCCAGAACGCGACCATGGTCTCGTCGTCTTTGGCGTGAGACGGGTCGCACCACAGGGCGACGACGTTGTTGTGGTCGAGGACGTCGCGGACGCGTTGGTCTATCTCCTCGCGGGGGGCGATCCACCCATGGGCGCGAGCGTCGGGCGGCCGCTGCCACACGCCGAGCGGGAACACGGCGCCGTCGGAGATCCGGCACCCCACGAAAGCGGTCGCGTCGTCGGACTTGCCGCCATCGAAAAACAAAACGAGTTCGTCTTCCGGGTCGAGGGCGGGCAGGTCCGGGTCTCGGCAGGCGTCCCACTCCTCACGGGTGACCCAGGCGTCCTCGGCGGCGGTGACTTGGTTGTACCACTTCCTCCTGGACTCGGACGGCGGGGTTTCCGGGTCGAGGACGTCTTGCACGATCCGGTCGGGGGAAAGCCAGGTCGCGTCACCGCGGACACCTTTCACGACCTCGGGGGCGTCGTCCGCGGTCAGCGGGGCCTGCGGCGGGGCTTCGAGCGTGTCGTACATAAGCCCGTAGGACCGGATCTTTCCTGCCTGGGACTGTTCCCACGCCTCCCGTGTGGCGAGGCCAACAGATTCCACGCCGACGCGGGCTGCGTTGCAGATGTGAAGTACCCGCGCCTGCCGGTCCGGCGGTGATTTCGCGGCGTCACCGCGGACAACGCCCATCATTGCGACACCAGCGTTGGATTGCGTCCAGTTCTGCGTCTCGTTGCAGATCGTCAGCGTGGCGCGCGAACCTTCCGCCGCGTCGGGGTTCGATGTGATCGCGGTGATGAACCCGGGGGAGCCGTCTGTGGGGCGCACGTACGTAGAAATGACGCGGATGCCGAGCTCGGACTGCACCTGGGCGGGTGCGATCGCCCGGATTGCCCCCATTGTGTTCTCGGTCTGCTGCTGCGACACGGCGAGCAGGCGGATCCATGGTGTCTGTTCGCGGCGGCCGCGCACCCCGCGGGGAGTGGATTCCGGCAGGGAGGGGCCGAGGAGGGCGTTCAGGGCGATCACCCCGGCCAGCGGGTCTTTCCCCCACCCTTTGCATCTCTGCAGGACGACTGTGGGCGCCAGGAACATGCCGTCGGCGTCTACGGCGTAGTACCAGAGGATAAAGCGGGCCTGTTCTGGAGTGAACGTCCACGCTCCGCCGCCCGGGCCGACCAGTGACGAGGAGGCCCAGGCGAGCACGTCCCAGCCGACCGTGTCGTCAGGCAGCAGCCAGTGCCCGTCCTCGACGGTCCACACGGGGCCGTGCGCGACCGGCGGCCACGCGCAGTCCGGCATGGCCGCCGGGGCCGACAGCCGCTCCTTGTACCACGCTTTGATCGCCGGCCACTCGGACTCGTCCCATTCGCTGACCTCGGCCGGCGCGCTGTTACGCCGACGTGCCATGCGTCAGCCCCCACCGCCCGGCAGCGGCCGTCGCGGCATGCTCAGAGCGGGCCAGCCGCGCCTCGTCGGTGTCGTCCTGCAGTCGAAGCGCCTTCGCCAGCGACGCCATCACGGCCCGGTGCTGCCGGATCTCAGCGAGCAGCGGGTTCGGGCGCATCTGGCCGGTCGAACCGACCGTCATGAGGTCGCCGCCGTCAAGCTCTTTCGCCATCCGGGAGATCAGCTCCGCCTCGTGGCACATGTCGTCCAGGATCCGCACCTCAACGGGCGACAGATCCCACTCGTCCAGCACTTCCTTGCGCAGGCGCCTAGCAGATGTCAGACGTGCCACGAGAAAACTCCTAACAGTTGCGGTCAGGGCATAAGGATACCCCGCCAGCCGGCCGGGACTGGCGGGGTATCCGCTGCGGGAAGGGCCGGTCAGGCCTTGTGCTTGCCTTCGCCGCCGTCACGCAGGGTGACGCCGCCGGGGGTGACAATGCCAGCCCAGTCCAGGATCGAGATGCCGTTGATCTTCACGCTCTTCATGATGTTGAAAGCCCCGAGAACAAGGCCCGCAACAGACAGAAGCTGAGTGACAGCGGCCTCCGCGGTCGCCGGGTAGGCGCCCGCGTACCACGTACCCGCGGCGATCAGAACAACCGCAGCCATGGCCAGGGCGCGACGCTTGCCCGCAGTCCAGTACGGCTTGTCCAGGGCCGCCTGAACGAAAGGCCACACCACAGCGGCCACAGCGGTCAGGGTCGCGCTCTGCTCAGCAGACAGGTTCATCTTTCTCCTCTGTTGTTTCTTGACGGCCTTCCAGCCGCCCGACCCAGTACGCGCCCAGGATCGCCGCAGCGGCGAACCAATGGGCGGCACACGGGACGATGTGCGGGCTCACTTCGCAGCGTCGGGCCGCTCGACGTCGGCAGGCTTCACAGCGGCGCGGATGTCGTTCACGGCGCCGTAGATCGCTCCCGCCGACTTGACACCCTCCTGCCCCGGGGTCAGCGCGTCGAGGACCTTGTCGACCGCAGCGTGGATCGCCTTAGTCTCCTCATAGGTCGCCTTCGCGTACCAGTTCATGTCGCCGGCGAAGTGGTCGCCCGCCTGCCCGGACCTGAACAGGTCCCTGATCTCCCTGAGAAGGTCGACACCTTCAGCCATTTCCCATGCCTCCTGTCCTGCGCCGTTGGGGCGCCCGTAGTTGTACCACGACCTGCACCGGTCGCTGAAGGGTTCGCCGTACGCCTCGTAGGCGCCGTACGCGCTACCCGAATTGTAGCGGGATCCGACACGCTTCAGGTCCTCGTACGAGTCGCCTTCCGCGTTGATGAGGTCCCGGATGATGCCGCAACCGATCTCGGCGGACTTCTCAGGGTCCCACCAGGCCCGGTCGGGGTCGTTGAAGAAGTAGCCGGGGTATGTGACCTGCAGCGGGCCGACACCGTTGGACGTTGCCCCGGCGCTGATCTGCGCGTAGAAGTCCCGGAACTTCGCTTCGGTGACTTCGCCGCCGCCGCAGTAGGCGCCGCCGGCGTCGTGGCCGAAAATGTTCGCCCCGTATTCGCCGGTTTCCATCCACAGGGCCGCGAGCGCAGCCCACCACGGGCATCCGACGTTGTCGGCCGCGCGGAGAACGGCCTGCTGCACGTAGGACAGCTCGTACCCGTCGTGACTGGCGCGGGACTGCTCCTGCGACGGCGGGACGGGGGCTGCGGTGCCGCCGAGGTAGCGAAGGCAGTGCGTCCACCGGGCCGTCCGCGTGTACAGGTGACCCTCGTAGGACACGCACCGGCACTCCGAGCCGGTCTGGTCGCCGACGTAGCCGTCGATTGACCCGTCCTCGGCGATCCAAGCCTCGGACAGGCCGTTCTTGGTGACCATGGCGACATGGCCGGCGCCTCCTGAGGCGGCTTCCGAGAGGATCAGGTCGCCGACCTGGAGGCCGCCGTCGGGGTAGAGGCTATTGTCGTCCCAGTGGACGTCCTCGAAGCCGCGGGAGACGGCGTAGCCTCTGATGTTGCCGGTGTACGTGTCCCTGGGGAACATGACACCGGAGTCCCAGGGCTCTCCGTCGGCGTGGAACGCGAAGTTCCAGGCGCCGGCGACACCGGCGGAGCAGTCCATGTTGGCGTCGGCGGTGAGCCAGCCGAGGTCCGTGGAGCGTTCGTACGCCATCCACCGGTCAGGCTGCGAGTATCCGACGCTGTAGTCACCTCCCTGGGGTTTCCCGGGGCCGCAGGTGGCCCAGTACTCCATCTGGGCTGCGGCGGTTGCGGGTGACGCTGACATCTGCCCTCCTGTCTGTCGCGCCCCGTCGGGTCGGGGCGGTTGCTTCCAGGGTAACGGCACTGCTGTGTGGCGGCGCTCACCCGAAATCCTGGCAAATCGGGCATCGCGTTGGGTGATTGCGCCGGAGGTAGCAATCACCCAACGCGATGCCCGATTTGCCAGGATTTCGGGTGAGCGCCGCCACACAGCAGCTGTCTCTTATAAACATCA